CAAAATGTTCGGGATATTATACAGAGGCCGTACATCAGGAGCTTTCGGATATGCAACTCCGGGAATCCACGGACGGAACTCTTTCTTGCCATCAACATCGTAACGGCGAACTGTAACCAGAACCTCACCGTCCCGGCTGATATAATCCCACTGCCCATTATGCGGAGTATTCGCATCAATACGAATTTTGTCTGCCACTGCCTCTGCTGGTGTTGTAGTGCTAATTGCAGTACCGATACCCACTGGTATCTTATTCAGGTTTAAACCGCCTTCTGTACGCCATCCCGGATTGACCGGGGCGCGAGGTGGGGCGGCATCATCAATATACTGCCCGAACAATTCTTTGATTTGCGGCAGGCGCATACCCCGTGCTGCCATCAGGATTTTTACAATGCCCCCAACTCCCTCACCGCCATTGAAGTCTTGACCGCGCATGAAGTTAGGGCTGTTCGGATTGATATCAATTTTCAGGCTCTCACCAGCTTCCCCCGCTAGTGACCCGATGAAGAATTCGCTACCACGCACCTTACCATTTGGATAGGTTTCAAGCAGAACATCTACCTGAACAGAGCGAGGAACATCACGGCTAATCTTTTCAACTAAATCGTGCGCCGTACCAGATTTAGTATTGTCAAACCTTATAACACTCATTATATTGTACCTGAAGCTTGTGTTTTCCTTTTTTGCATTGGTTTCGTTTCACACTAAAGGGGTCGCTTTCGGGCGGCCTCTTTTTTATGATGCCCAACATGTTTTGTTAAACTCACACCATTTGCAAGCAAAATAATCTGAATTTGCAGCAATACGCGGAAGCATTTCGCCAGCTTTTGTAGCTTTCAATATTTCTACGCCTTTGTCACTAGTTTTTTGCGCCAAGTCCTTATTAAAGGGAATTAGCTCGTAATAAATCTCACTTGTATCTTTATTCATCACAGTAAACAAGGCAGGATTTTCGGTTAAGTCCATATAGGCCTGATACAATGCAACTTGCGCGGCATACACAGGATTGGCCTCCGCTACACCTTTCCGAACAAATTCACTGAACTTTTTACTGTTAGCTGATTTACACTCCCACAGGAAAGGATAGTGCATTGGCACAGGGCCTGAACATATAACACCGTCTATATGCCCCTTAATTTGGTCATCAGCGATTGCGAACCCAAATTGCTTGCCATTGGAGTCATGGGTCTTTAATTCAAACCCAGCGTCCCTTAAATAGCCAGCAATCAAGTCCTCAATGAAATGTCCCATGTCAAATATACGCAATGTCCGCGCTGGGAACTCTTTATCTTCATCCGGCACGGTTTGCATATATCTGTACTGCACCTGACGAGCACACGCGCTGCCAAGTGACGAGCCGCCAAGATATTGTCTTTTCGGCTGCTCATCATTCTTATCGCAAATAGCTTTGTCTATATTATACGCTATCAGCTCGATAGCATCAGAATGGAATGGGGTCGTTGAGGTCGTCCGGGGCGTCAGAACTGGTGACACTCTGTTCAAATTCAAAAAGCCCTTGTTCGGTAAACTCATCCCTAATCTCCTTCATTTTTTGAAAATATGCGACCATACCCAGAACCTCTTCTTTCTGTAAGTCACACAGTCTCTTTTCCCATCCAATGCTACCAAACAGGTTGGCGGCATTTGTAAGAGTGTCCTTTTCCTCCAGGACTTTTAATGTATTGTCAGACCCTCTGGTATTATTATGTTGCACAACTCTGTCCCTTCTACCTGCAATTCTGGATTCTGAAATGTGATGTGATAGACATCATCGCCCACTATCATGTGCGCTAATCCAGATGTAAAACTGAATGAATGCTTATTCGCCGCATCTTCTATAAAATGTCCCATTGCATCCATTAATTCATCTTCATCTGCCGCATCGCTGACGCTGAGAAACCCGTCAACCTGTTCTTCTCTCTTGCCTTCAAAGAACAGTGTAAGATTAATTTCAACTCTCATTTACTGCTCCAATGAGCTTGCGCCCCGCGTGAAATCTGTATTGGTTTCTGTGAAGTGACGCCCTGTAATCTCTTCTTTTACATCCGCGTCAACAAAGGCATTGTCAGGGCAGATAGCATCCCACTCTTTCATCTTCAGCAACTGCTCCATCTTCTTGCGCCTAAGAATTGTTTCTGTATCTGCCATTTATAATTTCCTCAATAAGTCGTCTAAATTTATTAAAAAGCCTTGAGAGCTGTTATTGTCACCGCCGCGCATAACATGACCATTTTCATATTGTTCATTGCACAGCAGCGTAAGTCTGTTTTTAGATATTATTATGACCACACCTGTAATCAAAACAAAAGCCCAAAAATCCGCTTGCGTTGTTGTAATTCCTGAAGGCTTACCGCGGCATTCAAACTCAACAAACACTCGCCCGGACTTATGGGCTATCTTATCGTGTTTCACTTCAACTTTTTTATTCTCTAGCAAGTCGCCTAAGAATTGTTCGGCTATTTGACCTACCAGCAAATCATGGCTGAAATCATTATTGTATAGCATCCTAAATCCTACTTATAGATGCGGGGTGGGTGGCTTTACGGCACTGGTGCCACCCAAACCAGCTAACAGCTTTTTACGAGAAAGTTGCCGTTAGTACGCCTTTAACTTCACTTTGCAAAAGGAAGGGGGAGCCTTCTGTCTGCAAGTGTAACATGCAAGTCAGCTTTGGTCATCTTTTTCTTGTTCACATGAGCGTGAACAGCACGGCTAAGAAGAACAGAATAGTCATGCGAAGAAATATGGGCAAAGCTATTACGCAACTGCGTTACATGCTTCATCAGCTTTACAGGGCCACTGGTAGCGCTTCCTGTACCGTTAATCATAGCAGTAAAGAACCGCTCGATTTCGTCCTTCAGGCCAGCTTCTACCGCCATATAGTAGGTCGAAGAAGTTTGCCCAATTGGGTAGCGAGTCTGGTCATAAACCTGACGCCCCCATGACAGGCTTTCTTTAAGAAGCTCGACATCGTACTTATTCAGATAGGCATCTTTAATGCGCTGGTTCTGAATAACGCCCGAAGTATTCGTGCGACCAGCTTCCCAATTCAACAGGAACTTAATCAACAGGGAAGTATTCTTAGATTGCTTCACGCCCATGATTGCGAGAATATCATCGCCACCGCGGTTCTTACCAGTATCCATGTGGTGGAATGTTTCAGGGTCAATCCCAAAAATTACATGGGTAGTAAATGGTGTCTGCGCCTGAACACATGCAGCCAAACGGTTTTGCCCATCTTTCAGAAAACCATCTGTTCCGAATTTAATTGTCTCACCTGTCAGTGACCAATTGTTTTCTTGCATGTCCTTTTTATATTCAACAATCTTATTCGCTTTGCGCGGACGATTATTGATATTCAGGTTCTCCAGAATATACTCTGCCAACTCCGGAGAGATTTCACACACCCGGCTATTCTCTGGTGCGTTCTTAATTAGAGATTTCAAGTTAGAGATTTGGTCATCAACTGAAACCTCCGCGGACAGCTTGCGCTGTTTATTTACAATGGTAGTTAAACCCATCTTCTTGTCATACCGCCTATCCGTTTGTATGGCGGCCCTTCTGTATGATTGGTGTTAAAGGAAGGACGGCTAGACCCAATCACGCTCAAAATCTAGCCGCCCCTTTTTGGTCGGGGTGAATGTTTTAGGCTCGATACATCTAGGGAGCCCATCAACTGTAGTGGTTCCGCTATACAGCAGTCTGACTTACACACCCCTATCTCTGGAGACGCACGGCTTTCGCCGTAATTCTGACTTCCAGAAAATTCTTTTGTGAAGGGGCAGGGTAGGAAAACGAAACAAAAAACCCCTGCCCCCTCAACTTACTTTTGCGCCCAAGCTGGAACAACTCCAGCCGTTGCTGTTACAGCAGGGGCTTGCGCGTTCATGGCGGCTTGACCCTGTGGCGGCATAGAGTCGATTAGACCCTGATTAACCACTGGAGCTGCCCCTCCGGCAGATGCAACATAATCACGATTGTCTGGAGTAAGAACAACAGTCATTTTGTTTTTTGCGTCATAGCCATTTTGCGCTGGCTCTACACCTACCAAGAAAGAAAACTCTTGGCCTTGCAGAGCCTGGATGCCAGCAATGTTACGCTTTTGCTGGGCCTCTGGAGACATGTCAGCGCCCTTTAAGTTATGGATGCTATCAATCATGCGCCGAAGCGTTTCAAGACCAATATTACGCGCTACAGGAACGCCGTTGCTATCCAACTTATCGCCATGCGCAAACAGGTTGTGCCATACGCGCCGCTTGTCAAACTGACCACCAATAATGGTGAATTCCATTGGGCAGTACACTGCGCTAGATGACATGGACTTCTTAAACAGAAAGCCTTGCCCAAACTCAGCCATTTCCGCGTCACCGCCTAACAGGTTAATAATCGCACGAACAGGAGTCTTATCAGGAATAAGCTCTAAAGGCTTCTGTTCGCTACCAGTTTGGATTTCATTTAAATTAAGCATTTTGTGTGCTCTCCATTTCACTAGGATTTACAAAGTCCATTGGACGTTCATTCTGTGGCGTACCGCCACTCATCTTTTCCAGAAGCTTACCAAGATGCGGCTCTTCTAGTGTATCTAGTCTGCCCGACCTGTCCTTGGCAGGGTATCCCCACTGGTTCAGTGTCTGACAAACAAATGCGCGGTAAGGGTTTCCATTATCGTCTTGCATGATAGCCATCGTAATAACTTCATCCACAATGCCGGGCAATTCACGGCTGGTCTTTGAGCCTTCAAGCTGAAGCTCGTAAGTCTCGCGTCCATAGTCATCAACCTTCTGGTCGAGAATGCCAACAAAGATAACATTCTTATCTCTGATGTGCTGAAGGTGCGAAAGCCACCCCATCATTTCTCTACCTTGCATACCGTAAGCTGCACGAGTGTCTAGCTTTCCAGTACGGTCTGACTTGCACTCTGGCTGGTTCTGGCAATGCGTAAAGCACAGACGCCCAGCAACAGTGATAGAGTCAACAAAGATAGTGTCATACTTTGACAGAACCTCTGCCGGATTTCCGTATGTCTGGCACACATAATCATAATGTGCCTGACTGTATGTTGCGTCCTCACCTAATGATGGGTTCGGACCACCCAAGAACACCGCAAAGTCACGGCACTCTGTCCATGTCCGCGGACGGATAACATCAATTGAAACACCTTCAATAGCCGCATCCCCCGCTTCTAAGTCCATGAACAATGTCTTGGATGTGTCTAGGGTACGAGCAAGAGAAGTCTTGCCCACCCCTGACTGACCACAAACCACAAGCTTATGGCCTTTCTTTTCAGCTAAACGCTGTTCTGCTGAGATAATGTTAAGCATCATCTTCTCCCTCGACATCAATGCTGGTTCCCTGCAAATGCACAGTCCGCGCATCACTAAGCCGCGCCTGAATTTCAGGCGGAGCATTATTATACTTAGCTTCTGGGATTGAGTATTTGACAGAGACGTAGTGACGAGCAGTATCTTCATCCATACCATTTAAGATATTTAGAAGCTTGCCCTCATCCCACTCTACACGCTTTCTAAGACTAACCTTCAGCTTGTGACCAGCATCTTCAAGTGTCACGCTGCCAAAGTCTTTGCCATTCTGGCGCAAGGTATCTTGCGCTCTGCCAAGGTAACGGTTCTCAAGCTCATTCTTGATAACCTTTACTTTTTCTTGTGCTTCCACAATCTGCTGGTCC